TTATAGCTTTTTAGTGTAATCTAAACTAATCCAGCCAGCACCACTTTTAAGACGACCCCAGTTACCATTTTGTTCTACTATAGTATAAATACCGCCATCTGTAATGACTCCGACTTTTTTACTATAAGGGCTAGGTGCAGATCTGATATTTAAAGCACCAACAGTTACCTTATACTTATCATCTACCTTGATTATATAAGGCTCTAAATCTTTCTTTTTATCCTTATCCAATCTCTTATTAACTTCATCTGCTATATATTGAAATTTTGTTGATAAATAAGGACCAGGACAAGCGGTACCTTTGTACCATCTATGCATTTGTAATACACCTGTTTTATCTCCAGTATAAGTACAAGGATAGATGTTATTTCTCTTACATATATCATAAACCAAGTCTATAAGTTTTGCTAGTACATCATCAGAGATCTTATAAGTAGGGGAGCCAGTAGAGTTTCCTACTTCAATAGTTACAGCTCTATTATCACACCAAGCACTAGAAGTAGTCCACGCTCTATTTGCTTCATCAACTGTTAGGTATAACTTAGCGTCAGAACCTAAGCAATAGTTAGCGGAGGCTTTTCTTTTTGGATTAGCAAATACACCAGCTAGATTATATCCACTTATAATTCCAGCGGCGTGATGTATTGCTATTTTTGTTACTTTTTGCTTTCTTTTTCCGCTGTGATTAGGTGAGAGTCTTTTTCCATCTATGAGTTTACTATTCGTCATCTTCATCATCTCCTAAGTTGTCAGAAAGTTCTGCAAGCATTTCGTCAGTTATACCCTCTTCTAATTCTTTTGCTATCTTTTCTATCTTTTCTATTTCTTCTAATTCTTCAATCTTGTCTTTGTCAGTCATGTTTAGTCCTCCTCGTTCTTTTTGTCATACATAGCTTTTTGTATGCTTACAAAAGAGCCAAGAAAAACATTTATAGCCGCTAAAGTTGCTGTAATTTCTGCTGTATAAGGTACATGCCATACCTTAAGTATAGTAGATAGTAGTACAGCTAAAGGTGCTGCTATAAGTGCGATTTGTTTAATCGAGTCGTATTGTTTGTTTGTTAACATAAAAATTACCTCCTAAGTTTATTTATTGTCACAGTTTCTGCATTGACACTCTTCAATGCTTTCTACCTTGCTTGAGATCTCTATTATTTTCTCTTTGTTTTTGTCCATATCTTGCTTAATAGTACCTACATCCTTCAATACTTGTTCAGTGGTTACTTCAAGGCGGGGTATACGTTCAGCAAATCCGTTATGTTTTCTTACCTCATCTGTGAGATTACTTATTCTTTCTTCTTGTACTGCTTGGTGTTTTTCTAATTTGCTCGTAATATCTTTGTTATTTTGCTTGGTACTTATAATTATACCTGCTATATTAAAAAGTCCAGCTACAATAGCTACTATAATTGTTGGCTCCATATTATCAAATCTCCTTTTATTTTGTATTTGTAGCTTCTTTCTTTGTCTTTTTATATATGTCTTAAAAAAGATTAAATAAAAAAGGGCTAATAAATATAGCCCTTAATGTTTTTATTGTTCTCTCATTCTTCTCTCATATTCTTCTCTTTTATACCTTTCTTCAATTGTTTCTTCATTTTTTCTTTCAGGCTCTTCGTTTATTACTATAGGCTCTAAGTAGTCAGGAATATAATTTTCTTTATCCATATCTACTTCTTCGTAGTCGTCAATACTTGCACCTTCTCCCAGTTGGATATGGTCGCCCATGTATAATCCACCCTTGGTGAAGCCGCCTCTTTCGCTATACATGTGGATAACTTCTCTTTGTTCGACTTCACCATTTAGTTTGTTAATTGTTAAATTTTGTTTTACTATTTTCAATATACAATACCTCCGATTTGTTTTATTATGTTGTTATAATCTGACTCCGACACGTTATAGTGAATTGTTGGCGTTGTGACGTTTTCTAAATAACCAGTGCCGTAGTTGCTTACATATATGTCTTTTAAACTATTTATAGAAGTTGTATTATAAAACAATAATTTTTTGTTGTCAGGATTATCAGGAGTGGAACCTGTTTCTATAAATTTTACACCTGGCCCTATCCAGAAAGATGTTAAAGGTGAGTTTTTTAGTGAGTGTATAGTCATTTTTATTTCAGGGCTTTTAAATTTAAGCGTTTTTATATTAGATTTTTCAAAAACATAATCCCCTATAGAAATGCTTTTGCCTTCTATACAAAAACTCAAAAGACCCGTATTTGCAAAAGCTTTGTCGTATATGTTTTTTAAATTTGGGGCATAAAACCCTACCATATTTTTGCAATAATTAAAAGCTTCTTGCCATATAGCCTCAACTGATAACGATTTAAACTCTTTTATTTTTACGTTGTTATAAAAACCGCATTTATAAACGCTGCTAAGATTGTTAAACTCTAATTTTTGCTCAAGAGCTTTATATACGTACGGAGACTCTAATGCAAAAGTGTATGGCCCTATATACTTTATCTTTTCTAGCCCTTTTTCCATATTTAAACTTTCACAATTATAAAATACATAACTAGCCCACTCACTATTTACTAAACCCCCAGTATAGTTTGGCAAATTTACTGTTTTTAAATTTTTCATATTGTAAAAAGTTCCGCTTTGCAAAATACTATCAGGTAATGATATAGTCTCGACATTTCCTAGGTTTCCAGTCACTATATCTTTGTATATTTTATCAGGTATATCACTCATAGTTTGTATAGCTTGGGGGAGTGTCATCCATTCTTGTTTTCCACTTTTCTCTCTTATCTTATCTAAGAGAGAGACCCAGTCAGCCTCTCTCGCATATATTATATTGTCAGCCATTTTATCTAGCCTCCCTTGTTACATTCACCATTTTAGTTAAGACTGTATTAGCAATGTTGTCATAATCACTTTGTGTTATAACATAATTACTACCAGAATAACCCCTTGGTCCTTGCGGTCCAGTAGGTCCTGTGTCACCCTTTGCTCCATCAAAACCTCTAGGTCCAGTAGGTCCTTGCGGTCCTATAGGTCCTCTTTCACCTTGTATACCTTGGACACCTTGCTCACCTTGAACACCTTGTTCTCCTCTAGGTATTGCAAAATTAAGCACTACATCTGTAGCTGTTCCTGTATTTATTACTGTTGCACTTGTTCCTGCTTCTTTTGTTGTAGTATTTCCTATATTAATTGTTGGATTTACTCCGTCTTTTCCGTCAACTCCATTTATTCCGTCTTTACCTTTTGGTATGTTAAAGTTTAGTATGGCGTCTCCTAGAGTTCCTGCATTAACTACTGTAGCATTTTCTCCAGCTTCTACCGTCCTAACACTACCTATAGATATTGTAGCGGCTTCGCCTTTATCGCCTTTATCACCCTTTACGCCTTGCGGAATTACAAAATCAAGCACTGCGTCGTTTTCTTTTCCTGTGTTTTTAACTTCAGCATTAGTACCAGCACCGCCTGTATAAACTTTGCCTATTGTTACTGTAGCGTCTTTACCAGCGTCACCTTTAGCACCTTTTAATCCAGCTAATTGCTCCTCTGTGAAGTCTTCGTATTTAAAATCTTTACCTGCGTCACCTTTTTCACCCATAAAGCCTCTAGGAATAGAGAAGGATAGAATGGCTTCGCTGTCAGAGCCCGTATTAACTACTGTAGCGTCAGTACCAGGTCTACCTGTAATAACACTACCTATAGACACCTTAGCCGCTTTACCATCTGCGCCTTTAGCACCTTGCGGTCCAGTCAAGCCTATTGGTCCTCTTTTACCTTCATCACCTTTAGGTCCAGTAATTTTAGCCAGTTCTTCAGGGCTTAAATCTGCTAATTTTAGATTATCACCTTTATCACCCTTAGGTCCTCTTATTTTCTCTATTTGTGAAGGTGTTAAATCTTCAAAAGCAAAACCCTCACCTTTGTCACCCTTTGGTCCTTGTATACCTCTAGGTATACTAAAGTTTAAAACTAAGTCGTCTCTAGTACCTACATTTATAACCGCTGCATTTTCTCCAGCATTTCTTGTAGTTACTTCTCCAACAGTAACAGTAGGGGATTTTCCGTCTTTTCCATCTTGTCCCTTAGGTCCTCTTAATCTTTCTAATTGATCTTTAGTAAAATCATCATAAGTGAATGGTTTGCCATCTTGTCCTTTTTCACCCTTTAAGTTAGCAAGTTGTGATGGAGTGAAGTCGTCATAAGTGAATGGCTTGCCGTCTTTTCCATCAACACCATCTGCACCTTTTGGTCCTTTAAGTTTTTCTAATTGTTCTCTAGTGAAGTCACTATATGTGAAATCTTTACCATCATAACCCTTAGGTCCTCTTAGGCTTTCAATTTGTTCAGCTGTTAAATCAGAAAAAGTGAAGTTTTTGCCGTCTTTTCCATTAATGCCATCATTACCTTTAGGTCCTCTTAACTTTTCTAATTGATCTTTGGTAAAATCTTCATATTTAAAATCTTTACCGTCATAACCCTTAGGTCCTCTTAGGCTTTCAATTTGTTCAGGCGTTAAGTCAGAAAAAGTGAGTGTTTTTCCATCTTTACCATCTTGTCCCTTTTCACCTTGAGGTCCTCTAAGTTTTGCTAGCTGTTCTCTGGTGAAGTCGCTATATGTGAAGTCCTTGCCGTCATAGCCTTTAGGTCCTCTTAGGCTTTCTTTTTCTTCTTTAGTCATGTCTTTAAAAGTAAAGTTTTTGCCGTCTTTACCATCAAGCCCCTTAGGTCCTCTAAGTTTTTCTAACTGTTCAGGTGTAAAGTCTTCATATTTAAAACTATCACCTTTATCACCTTTAGGTCCTTTTGCAAGTTCAGCTCTTTTTTCGATGTTGTCAACGATTTTATTTAGCCTTATCAGCACTTCATCCATCGCTTTATCTTTTCTTTTTACCTCTTTTATAGGTTTATATTTTACTGTTAGATTAGTTTCAAATTCAACTTGCTTATCTTTTGCTCCTACAGTTGTCAAAAATACCTTAATAAAATAATCATTTAAAGTTTCTATTTCTAACAATTCATCAGGAATTTCTGCTTCGATTGTCTTATCTTCTAACAGTTCACCTATAACTTCAATGGCGTTGCCATAGGCTGTATAGGTTACATTGATGTTTTCATTAACGCCCAATCCGCTTATAATTAGGTTTTGTCCTTTATCTCCACGATATAGAACACCTTCAACATTAGCGTAGCCATTGACAATGTTTAACTTAATTATGTTGCCTTCCAATTTTATTACCTCCTAGTTTTATTTAGCATAAAATTCAATTATATAAAAAGTGCCCGAGCCTTTTATTGTGGTTACTACAAGATGTCTTTCATCTTCAAGGCTTAGAGTTTGTGTTGCCTCATATCCTCCGTCTAGTAATTCTCTCCAATATATAGGTTTATTTTTGTCATAGTTTATAACTTTATAAGTTTTGCCGTCTGGTCCTGTAGCTTTTGCTGTGGATATAATAGGGCTAGTCTCGTCTTCAGGGTCATCTTGCTCACTACCATCAAAATTATCAAAAAGCGTGTTAGGATATTCTTTTTCATATTCTTCATCCGTCTTATATCTTTCTAATGGTGGAGAAGTGATCTTCATTCGACCATCACTACCTGCTTCAACTTTTCCTACTAACATAGGGTAGTATATACCTTTAACTAACACAATCAAAGCGTCTCCAGGGTGTATATATACATCAAGTGGTAATTCTACAGTACCTGCATAATATATAAGCCTTGGTTTATTCATAAATTTGCTGTTTCTATCTTTTTCTTCTTTTGTTATTTCATAATCCCTTTTATTCCATCTATATGTGCTTATATCACCATTACCACCAAATCTTGTTATTTCTCTCAATTTGTTCATTATATCCCATCCATCAAAAGTTTTAAGCATACAAGGCGGTCTACCAGATCTTTTTTGTTGTTCATCAGTACATGAGAATATATTGTCTTTTATACTGATTACATTTCTTTCACCTCTATAGTTAACATAGGGGTTAGTGGTTCCTGTTCTTTCTTTCGGTTCTTTATCTGCTGACTGTGTATAGTATTTATCCACCCAAAATGTGTCTTTACAAGTGAAAACGCTTGCCGTTAAATCCTGTGGCATAGGGTCAACATTAGCATTAAAATAATCAACCACCATATGCGTACAAGGGTCGTGCTTTTTTACTATACCGCCATATGATTTTTGCACGCTTCTTGTATATCTACCTTGAGTGTTTAAAGTGTTTACTGATTGCATTAAATAATCTTTGTCAAACCACCCCATACTAATATAAGATGTAATTGTGTCGTAGGGGTCGCTAGTATTCTTTTTTCCACTCTCGCATTTTAATCTAACAAAAGTGCCAAACTTTTCACTAAGCATTGAAATTAATTCCTTTAAAGTTATAAATTCTTGCTTTTGTTTATCGGTGTTTATATAGTACCTAGTAGGAGATAAATTTAAGCCACCACCTGTCACGGAGTCTTTGTGTATATAAAAATTATCAACCCTCATGTCAACATCGCTACTTACATATGGCGTACGCCTTAAAAGACTATTTATAGAAATCTCTACTTCTTTTTGCACATTGTCGCATACATCTTTAAATGATGGAAAATATTTATGTTCAGGCGTCATTCTGCCGCTACCAAATTCTCTATTTTGGTAGTATATGTCAGTCATAGGTATTTTTTCAAAATATATTTTGTCGTCAAAATATTTATTCATTGAATAGGCTGTTAATTTAATAATGCAGGCGTCTTTATTTACGTCTACATTTTCAATAACTAAACCACTTGCCACCATATCTCCGTTATTATATACACTGATATTTTGTCTTTTACATCTTATTTTTATTATAAAGCCTCTTCTGAACTCTATAAAATTACTTAAAATCTTAGCGTCTTCTTCTTTAAATTCTATAGTAAATTTATCAGGAATAAATTCACCATACTTTAAAGTCTCACCAGTAATTGCTGTCTCCCATTTAACTCCAGAGCCATAAACTTGTTCGTTTTTTACTGTATACGAGCTATTAATTACGCTACCACCGCCAGTATAATAACTATACGCTAGTTGAATTTCCCAGTCTAACACGGGGTATTTTATAGAACCTTTATCTAATTCAGCCATTTTCTCCTCCTTTTTCTCTCGTTTTTTCTCTTTATTTCTCTATTGTTCAATTAGTTCAAAACCAACTTGAGAATAACGCTTATTATTTACTGTCCATATTTGCACGGGAGTGTCAACATCTGATCTATACATTCTCTTTTTAACCTGTGCATTTTTTCTAGGGTCAATAAAAGTTACATCCATATATTCAGGTGATGTTTTTGTTAGTATATCAGCTGTTTCTGCAGGTGTTACTTGGTTCCACTTTAAAGTAATAGTTACTTTATCTGTAACCTTATTTTTAAGCATTTTGCCCGCTTGAGTACGCCCCGAGTTAGCTTGCGAAATATCGCAAAACTTAAAAGCCATTGCCGACGGGTCTTTAAGTGGAGCATTATCTATATATATCATTGCCATAATTGGTCCTCCTTTTTATCTTGTCTTTTTCTTTCTTTTATAAAAATAGGGTAGAGTAGGGCGGGGTAGGGAAGTAGTTAAAAATAGAAAATAAAAGAGAAAAAGAGAGAGAATTAACCCCCTCTTAATCTAAATTATCGCTAGTTTCGTTCTATATCTTTCATTACGCTTATTTACACCCTTTATTGCTGCTACACCAATCTTTTCTCCATCTATTTCCATTGTAATAGTTGTAGGTTCATCTGTAGACGTGTCATTTTGCTTCATAGCCATTAGAACCTCCATAACAGCACTAGAAACACCATCCGAGACTGCTTGTACAATCTGATCGTTATTCATAACAGTTGATCTACCGTTGCCTCCGCCTACAAGTTCAGGTCCTTTTTCTCTAGCTAAGAAAAGCTGTCCAGTTTCTACAGTACCACCGCTAGCTAGCATAGGTATTTGCGGTACAGGTACAGGGTCATTTTTCCATAAACCTGCAAAAACTTTACCTATGATAGGTATGTCAAAGTTTCTTATAGAGTTTAATATTCCATTAACAAACTTAAATGGTGCTGCCACAACCTTATTTACGCCCTTGATAATCCAGTTTACAGCTGTTTTAAATACTGCACTTACGCCTTCTTTTATACCTTCAAATATTTTTCCACCTTTACTAAAGACTGATAGTATGCTATTCCATACGCCCTCAAACCATTCACCTATACCTTTAAAAGCGTTTTTAATACCTTCAACAGCTTCGTCAAATCTATCGCTAAACCAAGTACCAATATCTCCAAATATCTTAACTATGCCGTCCCATAAGCTAACTAATATTTCTCCTGCATTGTCTACAAAATGTTCTATAGCTCCATAAAAGACACCTAAACCATTTATCAAAAACTTAATAGCCATACCAAGGTTTTTTATTACCATTTTTACGAAATCTAGCGTTGTTTTTATTAAGTCAGTGACAAAATCTATAATGTCTAATCCTATCGCTAATAGTGGTTTTAGTGCAAAACCTATTATTTTTAACAATACTTTTAATACAGGCATTAATGCTTTATTCCATAAGGTTAGCACAATTGTTACAAGTTCGCCAACAAGTGTTAAAATAACATCAAGCGCTGGTTTTAGCACGTTTTTCCATATTATGTTTAGTGCTTTTGTTAAAGAGTCAAAAATAGGTTTTAAAACTTCTTCCCACGCTACTTTTACTACCTCTTTCCATCTCTCCCAGCCCTCTACTAAACCATTTACAATTGGTTCTCCATAGTTAGCCCAAAATTCATTTAAAGATTGTCCTATATCATTAAATATACCAACAAGTACGGTTCCTAATGCCCCAAAGCTTTCGTTGACGCTATTTCTAAAGTCTTCACATGTAACATATAAGTCAGCAAGAGCCGCTACAAATAAGATTATAGCCGCCGTTACCAATGTTGCGGGGCTGATTAAAAATTCAAGTCCAGCTTTTAAAAGTTCAAAACCACCAACAAAGATCTTTTTAACACCCTCAAAAATTAGACTTGGATTAGTGATTAATTGTCCAAGTTTTACTAGTATTAAAGGTACTGTTGATATTACATTTTTTAAAACAGGCGCCATAAAGTTTAAAGCTTGTGCTACAAGTGGTCTACCAAAAATAAATAGTATACCAGCAGCTAAAGCTCCAACTATAGCTAGTACTTCTATTTTATGCTCTTCCCAAAACTTCTTTATTAAGTCTAGTTTTTCTTTAAAACTTTTTGCTAAATTAGCACCTTTTTCTTCAAAAACACCAGCTGATAAGTCAAAGTCACTCATGTCTAAACTAGGTACTGATATAGAACCTATACCGCCGTTAAGTCCAGCTAGCTTTTTGCTTAAATTAGCACCGCCACCTTTACCACCGCCAGCACCGCTTGAAGCGTCAGCGCCTTCGTTAGGGTCAGATAGTTTGTTTAACTTATCAAAACTTAGTACTGACAACATTGTCTTTTTTGCTTTCTTTGCTTTTTTCTCCGCTTTATCTGCTTTCTTTTCTGCACCGCTAGCTATGCCATCAGCCATATCAGAATAACCAGTACCAACAGAACCCGCCGCTTCGTTAATTTTACCTACTGAAGCTGATATATCTTTTGTAGACTTACCAGTTAAGCCTCTCATAAAGCCCGTAAACATATTAGCTAATCCGACAAGTTTTGCCATTAAAATGTTTATTACTTTTAAAACAGGTAACAATGCCATAATAAAGCCTTGTCCTAAGCTAGCTTTTAATTGTTCAAATCTTTGTGTTAATATTTTTGTTTGGTTAGCCCAAGTACCAGATGTAGCTGCAAAGTCACCTTGCATAGTACCAGTAACTGACACTAGATATTGATATCTAAGCATTGTTTTTTCTGCTTGTGACATTTCTCTATATGATGTTTGTATACCGTTAGCCATTGCATAAGCTTCTAAGTTTGCGATATTCATATTAATACCTAATTGTTTTAAAGGCATTACTTGTCCAGATATACCAGATCTTATCTTGTTAAATGTTTCTTCGGGCTTCATATTATAGAATGACGCCAAATCTCCAGCTAACTTTACCATATCCATTGACATACCAGCCGAGGCTTTTTCTGTCAATCCCATAGATTGAAGCATAGCACCTAAAGTACCAGTATATCTTTTAGCTGATAATTCACTCATACCAAAGCTATCAATAGCGGTAGAAGCAAAGTCATTGACTACGCCCTTCATCTTAGGAAAAGCTTCATCTACAACGTGTTGCACTTCGGTTAAATCCGCCCCTAAGGTTATACTTTCTGAAGCAAATTGCAAGATCTTATATAAAGAGACTAGCTTTAAAATGTTACCTAATAGACCCTTAAAGCCTAAATTCATAGCTTTAATTCCACCCATAGAGCTTTTACTAAAAGCCCCATTTATACTTGAAGAAGCTTTAGAGGCGTTTTTAGCAAAATCCATCATGGTTTTGTTAGCTTCTTTTATGTTTTTCATAAATTTCCTTGTGTCAGCTGTCAGTTCAATGGCCCATGTGTTGAAATTATATCCGCTCATTGTTTTCTACACCTCCTATATAAAGATAATCGCTCTTTTTCGCTTTTATCTTCTCATTGCTTGCCTTCAATCTTCTCTTATATTCTTCAACCTTCATTTCCGCTACTTCATCATCATCCCATAGAGGAAAATTCTCATAAATTGAATAATCTTTCTTTTTATCTGCTGCGATAAGCTTAGCTACAAAAGAGGCATGATAAAAAGCTACAACTGCGTTTCTTTTCATCTTTCTTTTTTCTTTTTCTGCTTCAACACTTATCCATTCTTGTACTTCTTTCATAGTGAAGTCATATATATCAAAAAACGGTATGCCCGCTGATCGACCCTCAAAGATTATTTCCTCAAGGGTCATGGGTACGGGCTTACCTAGTTTTTTTCTTCGTCCTCATCACTTGCCAACATTGCTTGCTGTGACTTATCAGCATTTTTAAGCATTGCCTCTTTAATATCTTTGTTTATAATTCCAGATATCAAAGCTATGTTAGAAATAAGTTCCATCCAGTCTTTTAAGCCCGCATATCCGTTATCAACTAGCAATTCATAAAGTTCAGCACCGCTTTTAATACTGTTATCATTACCTTTATAGTTAAGTGCTGCATTTAAAACATCTACCATAACGGTAGGCTTAAATGATGAATATATGATTGTTTCCATAAGCATATCGTTTTTGTTTTTGCAGTACTTTTTTTCTAACTCCATTTGTGCTAGTATGTTAAGTCTTAATTTAAGTTCTATGTTTTGTCCATCATTTCCAACTAGTGTTAAATTATAAGTTTCTCTCATTTTTAATCTCCTTTACTTTTCTATATTTTTTAAAAAAGAAAAGGGGGTATAAGACCCCCTAATATTCATTTTAGCCCATTGGATTAGTTGATTTCCATTCATCTTGAATAGCAAAGCTAACTGTAGCTTGTAGAACGGCGTTGACACCGCCTCCGTTAACTTTGTTAGAGCTTGCTAATGCCTTTGTCTTCATTGCTGTTCCGTCAGGGAATTTGACTTCTATATCTGTAACTTTTTTACTGTCAACTAGTGCATTAAGTCTTCTAAAGTCAGAAGTTGCGTCGCTATTGTTGAAGTTATAAGTAACAGTCCAAGCGTCTTGCTGTTTAAGTCCTGGTATAGTCCTAGATTGTGTGTCAGTTAAAACTGTTGCGTCTAGTCCTTCAGCTTCTCCGCCAATATCGTCAAAGTCAGTTGCACCTATAATTGGTTTACTATCTACAGAAATTGTAATTCCTATTGTTGATAAATAATCTGCCATTTTTATCATTACCTCCTAAAATCTACTAAATATATTATTAGTTTTTGTGTTTACCATTGCCTCATATCCTATAGTTTTGTGATATACCCCTTTGTCCTCTCTAGCCATTTGGTCGGGGGATATAAAAGTCATATTAAAGCCTAAGCCCGTCATCTTCTTATCCACCTCTTTGCATAAGTCGAGTAGGGTAGAGAAGTTATTAGTATAAACATCAACTTGGTATTCTATCCTAGTTGTCCATTTAAAAAGTGGAGTATTAGTTACTTCTCCATAAACGATTAAAGGAAATTCGTTTAATGCTTCAGGCTTCATCAATCTTACATTATCTGTAATTTTAAGTAATTCGTCCTTAATTTGTTCTCTAGCATTTATCATTTCTTTTTCTTCGCTCCTATTTTAAATCTTATGTTTTCTAAGTCTCTTAAATTCTTTGCATAAGAGGGTCTTATATATGGTCTTAAAGGTTCAACATAACCGCCATAGTACATACCATAGTCGGCTCCAGTCCTAATTTTATATGTTGAATTATCATCCTTTTTACTTAAAGAAGCTTTTAAAGCGCCTGTGTCAACAGGACATCTTACCGTCATATCTTTAAGTATATCTTCGGCTTTACCTTGCATTTCTTCAGTTAAAATTTTTATTACTTCTTTTTTATAAGCTTTTAAAGACTTACTAATTTCTTTGGCATTTTTAGACATTTTTAATTTTCCTTATAGTGATTTGCTTATGAGTTTTATACTTTAAAACGCTTACCACCTCGTATACATCTTTATCTATATATACATGATCTTGTTCTCTTACATCCTCATTTCCATAGTAGACACCCACATATAGTTCAGCCTCTTTTTTGCCATAAAGTTCAATAGTGAAGGCGTCCTCAACGGGTGAGAACATAATGTTTTTAAGTATAAATATTTGCTTATACTCCAATTCTTCATTGTTATACTCATCTAAAACACTAACACCTCTATAAACAGGATAATCCTGCTTAAATTCTTTTAATTTGTTACTAGTTAACATATTATTTCCTCCAAGCAAGTGAGGGGAATGTTGCTAATCTATATGGTTTAAGATCTTCTAGTATAAGCTTTATAGCGGTGTCATACTCCGCTTTTAAATCTTGCATAGACTTATAAGTTTTGCTTACACTTACCGTGCCTTCCTTAAAGCTTTCTCCGCTTACGGCGGCGTCTAATCCCTCTGCTTTTGCTTTCTTTTTTGCTTCATCCTCTTCATGTATAAGTGTTGCAATTTCAATTAGATGAGTGTCAAATCTTTTTAGATCAAAACTATCAGGTACGTTGAGGTATATCCTAAGTTTGTCTTTAGCCATCTCATAGAGAAGGGCGGCGTTGACACCGTCCAGCCCTGTTTTTTCTTCTATGATTTTTACTGCGTTAATCAATACAACCGCCCCTTTCTGTAATTTTTAGCTAAGCTGCTGGTGTAGCGTCTTCTTTAATAGTATACTTAATAGTTGCTACAGCCTTTGGCTCTACAACCTTAATACCATATACGTTAAGACCTTTTACTGCTTCAGCAAATCTGTTTTCTGGTTCATAAGCTTTAACCTCTGTGATTTGTTCAGCAAATGAAGTACCTATAGTAGAACCTGCTACGATTGTGTTAGCTGGTACGTTTTCAGTTTCATAGATGTCAAAACCTGCTAACCTACCTATAAAGCCATTAGTTGCTCTTTCTTGTCCAGTTTCAGTTGCCTTTATTAGTCTTTCATCTCTTAAGATTAAGCCAGTAACATCAGAAGAACAAGCTAGTCTTCTACCAGTTTTTGGTACATTTAACTTATTCATTGCTGTTCTAAGTTCGATTAAGGCGTCATAAATGTTGCCTTTGTTTACTGTCTTATTTAGTTTTGTTTTAGCGTCTTTAGCCATTGCTGCAAATATAGCTTTATCAACTACATCTGCTATTTCATAAGCTGCGCTTTGCATAGCCTTGTCCATTACAGGTCCAGCTGCTTGCACTTTTTCAACATCATCAACGTAGAAGTTGAAGTACTTAGCTTGGTCGATTACTAATGTTTGGTCTTCAGTAGATAAAACTTCAGGGTCTTCAATCTTGCCGTTAACTGTGTAGTCTTTTACACTAATCTTGCCTAAGCTGTTAATATGAACTGTGTCGCCCATCTTCTTGATGTCGCCTTCATAGTCACGATTTACGAAAAGTGTTGCCACGTGTGCGTTTTCTAAGTTTTCTAGTAGTCTTGCTGCCCATAGCTCTGGTATAAAATTTGTTAATGCCATAAATAATCAATCTCCTTTAATTTAATATTTTTTATAGTTTACTAGTGTCGAGTAATCCTGCATTAAATGCTGCATTGATCTCCGCTCTAGTCATTTTAGACAATTCATCTCTAGTGATTGTCTTTTGTGGAGTAGGGTCTTTTGGTGCATTGCCCGCTAAACTTTCGTTTATCAACCCTTGTTTCCACTCACTTAAAATTGATGACAAACTCTTAATGTTTTCCGCTGTAGTTTCAGCGTCTTTCGCTGTAATGTATGCGGATAAGTCAGGTAGTCCTACCTCTAAGAGCTGTTTTGCCGTCTGCAACTGCAATTGGCCGTGCTCAAAGTCCGCTTTTTGCTTTGCAAATTCTTCTTTTTGCTTTTCAAATTCATAGCGTTCTTTTTCTTCTTTTGTCATCTTTTGTAGTTTCTTTGCTTCGTCTTTCATATCTTCGAGTTCTCTTGTCCAGTTGTCTTTTGCTGTTCTAAGTGCTTCAGTAACTCTTTTATCAGAAATTGACTGCACTCTTTTCTTTACTTCTTCAGTTTCAAATAATTGGTCTAGGTCTAAGCCCTCTAGTGATATGTTCTCTTTTGTTTCTGTAGGTTCTACAGTTGCTTCAGCCCCTGCGTCTACTACTTTGTCTTTTTCATCCATTTAATTTTCCTCCTTGCCCTTGTCAGTTCTTTAAAAAGCCCTGCATAAGTTCTAAGTTATTTCTAATATGTTTTATTTTTGTTTTAATAAAAAAAATATAAAAAACTTAATTTGTACAAATAAAATTTCTGCACTAAAGCTTTTATAGACTTCATCAGCTTTGGTCTATATAACTAGTTATATTAAAAAAGAGAAGGGGTTTATTTTTCCTCTTCTCTTTCTTCTTTATTATTTTCAATCTCTTCTTCTTTATTCTCTTCTTTATCTTCTTTTTTATTTTCTATATTTTGCATAAAGTTCTTTTTATTTTCTTCTTTTTGTTTCTTAATTTTTTCTAATGTTTTCTTAGGGTCCTTAACAAACCACAAAAGACTTAGTAGTTGCTCATCGTCAACTATGCCTTGTAATTGTTTCACTATAGAGACTGTTGTGCTTTCGTCTATAGGGATTGATAAAGTAAAGATAGGTTCAATGACATTGCTGTCATATTTTTCCATAACTCCTTGAATTGATAAAAAGTTATTGTATAATCTAAATCTTTTCTTTAAACCTTTCTCAAGTTGACGCATTTTGTTCTTAGCTTGCATTGTCATTGTTAAAAGCTTTAGTTTAAGAGCTTGTCCACTTGAGTTGCCTGCAAATGCTTCACTTGTCATATCTACCGTCATTGACATTTTGTGAATATCTCTTATAATGTCATCAGCCATTATATGAATGTCATTTTCATTCATTGTTTTTTGAATGTATTCAATCCTTGCTTCGCTTGGTAATTCGATGAATTTATCCTCAATCAATTGCCTATACATATCAATTGGCTCACCAGTTTCTTCATCGTAGTAGACGCCTTGTCCTAGAGACGCTCCATAAAGAGCTAGAATACTGTCGATGAATTTATTTTTATCAATCACTCTATTAGACATCAATAAATTATATGCGTCTATAGGTACCATTACAGGCTCAAAATCTCCAAGTCTATCGCTATTGTTTTCATACTCTACAACAGGTACTTCACCATAGAAGTGTTTAACTTTATCAAGTAATTCAAAAGACTTATCCATTGATTTATATGTTGTAATTGTCTTATCTGTATATATAGATATTAAGTAATAAGCTTTACCATCTAAATCTGTTAATTGTTCATAAGTTAGAAATAATAGGGGATTATGTTCTACTGTGTCGTCTCTTACCATTTGTCCACACCTAGGGTCAATTACTGTTGATCTTGGAGCGGGGTCAGAATTAGTATATACAACTTCATAAGCTTCTCCGTATATGCCTAAACTTTGTCCAATTCTTGCGTCCGCTTCAGATATAGTTTGCTTTTTATATTGTTCAAGGACAGGTGATATATCCACCTCTTTTTTGCTTAACCTTTCATTAACTCTTACAACTTGTCCATCTATAAGTTTTGCTTGTATACCTTCAGTTAGCGGTCTTTCTTCGCTTTCATTTTGCGTATATCTGATCGGGTCGCCTAAGTATAAGCCTTGTAGTGAGTTTACAATGTAGCGTGGATAGTTCGCCACATAGCTATATTTTCCATCTGTGTCTATAATATTAGGTAGGTTTTTGCCCATATAGGCGTCGTATAGTTTATTTAAGCGGGGTAGAGCCCTTTGGTGTGATTTAATTAATTTATTTAAAACTTTTGCGTCTAAATTTTCTATGTCGCCTAATTCTCTTTTATTTATATAAATTGCCATCTATCTTGCCTCCTTCCTAAAAACTTCTTGGTTTTCTTCTTATCTTTGTAATGTTTTGTAGTGTTTGCATATATCCATATCTTAAAGCGTCCATACAGTGATCGGCTACCTTAACGGGCTTGTCTTCACCTCTTTCAGCCGCTTTTTCATCCCAAACATATCCAGCAAACTCTTTAATAGTTTCTTTACAAGATTTATCTATAAATAATTTTTCTTCTTGAAGAGCTGTAGAGACTGCACGTATACCGTCTATTACTTGGTTTTTTGCATTAACAACTCTAAATCCACGCTTTTGTAGCTCTATTTTAAAAGACGCTGCGGCGGGGTCTACAACAATACCGCTTATCTTGGTACCATCTAACCATTTTATTAAATCATCTGCATATTCGCTGTCAGTCTTTTGTCGGTTTGGTACTCCAGCTTCGCTAACATCTCTACCGCTGTAGTAGTACTCTCGGGTGATATACCACTTATTATCCAGCCCTCTTTGCCATAGTAGGAAAACGGTTGCGTTCTGCGTACCATAGTCACAGCTAACAAAAGGTATACCTACATATTTCATAGTCGATTTACTAACATCAATAACGTGAATATCTTCGTTAAACATATCATAAATTAGACCTTCAGCACTAACCCACAAACCCTCAATATATCTTTTAAAGAAAACACCAGTATACAAATTTATATATTCTTGCTTTTTTGCTTCGGATAGTGTTAAGTTGTCGTCCATAGTGAAATGCAAATATAAAAGCTTTTTTAATTTCGCTTTATCAATCCACTCTTTTTTAAAGTAATGGTAGGGTGATGAGGGGTTACAGTTAAACCATAGCTTAGAGCCCTCAATAGAACATCTAGCCGCTGCTTGATTAACAAAACTTTCAGGCATTAAAGCCACTTCATCAAAAAAACAACCAGCAAGTGTAATACCCTGTATTAAATCTTGACTTGCTTCGTCTTTTCCACCAAATACATAGAAAAAGTTAGTGTGTCCACCATAGCTGATCTCAATCATGCTATCAGCCCTATGAATATCAAAAGCAAAACCCCTACTATATAACATCTTATATAGAGGCGTCAGCACATTTCTTTTACAAGATTTAATTGTCTTGCCACAAATCGCAAAGTTTTCACCACTAAAGTTAGCCATAGCCCACGCTACATAAGATAAAGACATCGCTGTAGTTTTACCGCTTCTAATCGCCCCATCGGCTATTATGCCTGCTTTATCTTTAACAGGGGAGTCTTCAGTCCAAAAGTTTAAAACTTGTCTTTGTTTCTTAGAGAAAGTCCTAAACTTAAAGCCATTATGCTTCACTGTCTTCGCCTTCGTCGTCTTCGTCTATCCAGTCGTCAACCGCTGTCCCTGATAAAGCCTTATAAAAACCATCGTCACCTGTAATTTCAACCTTTGTAGGCTCTGGATTTTGTCTCCATTTATCAGGTTGACGGTTACGTAGCCACCATACTGCTGCTTTAACATTAGGAGTTGCTTTCTTTTCGTAGACTTTTAACTCAACTAGTTCTCCGTCTTTATCAAAAGTCTTTATTTTTTCTTCGTAGTCATAGCCATTTGCTGCTTTATAAAGGTTAGACTCTACAATCTCATCGGCGGGTTCTTTACCTCTTTCAATCGCTTCATATATCTCTGGAGACCTTAGACACCAATTGTATAATGCCTTTCTTGTAATCCCCATATTATGTGCAATATCTTCACGGGTTAGCCCTAAAGCAGCCCAATCTTCAATACGTTGAAGGTTTTCTTCACTACACCATCTTTCGCACTTTCTACTTTTTTCTGGTAAATCTTTCTTTTTATCCATCTTTTTATCACCTCTTTTTACTTCTTCTTTGTTGTTTTAAAATGATCTTTTAAACAAGTTTATAACTGTATAAATAAGTATAAGCACTAGATAAAAACCTACTGCATACTTGAAATTAAAAGTAATTGGTAAGCATAGGCTAATTAAGTAATATAGCAAAGTAATAACTCCAACTTGCACAATTGCACCTAGTACTGCACCTAATAAAAAAGCCAATATCTTCGATATTTTCATATTATCCACCTCTTTCTCTTTCTTTTTATCTTTCTTTTCTCTTAATTTATCAACAAGGGCGCCCATAAAGACGCCCTCATTGCTGGCTAATATCACTGCCTCTATCTGTCTTAAATAATCCTTTAATTTTTCATTTAAAAAGCCCTGCTTAACTTATATCTCAAGCTAAACAAGGCTCTTTAAAGAAAAGAAAGAAGGATATAGTTATGAAGAAAAAAAAGAGACCCCACAAGATCTCTTTTCTATATCTCCACAATACCATTATAACCGCTATAGAGCGGACAAAACGGACGAGTTTCAAATATTTTATAAATATTTTTTTAATAAGCGGTAGAAGAGAAAAAGATAATAAAAAAGATGAATAATAGACTATTTATATATATTTTTAAACCTCTATTTGTCACGCTCTCACCCCTTAGTCATCCGTTCTAATCTCTAATTCAAAAATGTCATCTACATCAAAACGTTTTATAGTTTTATAGTGTCTAAGCCTTGTAGTACACGGTAGCGCCCCGTACATAACCCCGTCAACCTCTATTAGCGCCTCGTAGTTTTCCCAAGGTAGTCTTCCGTACTTTATAACCCTTGTTATGAAGTCTCTATCTTTAAATTTAATATTAAACCACCGCCATACTTTAAAGTACCTGCCGTATGGTTTTACAAACTCGTCAAAATCCTTTACTTTTTCTCCGTTTATTTTCATAATATAACCTCCTTATTTGGTATATTTATATAGGGTAGAAGAGTAGGGGGCGTTTTAAGCCCCTTTATTAGTCGTCGGTTCTAATACATAGCTCAAAAACTGTTTCAATATCCCACGGCTCTTTAGCCCTAAAGTCTTTGTAGTTTATAGTTCCTGGTATTGCTTTATAAACTATGCCGTCCACCTCTATATATGCTATATAGTTAGGGTCGGGTATGCCGTCTTTTATAATGCTTTTTATATAATCTCTAGCTTCGGGCGTAATGTCAAACCATCTCCAAGCCTTAAAACACTTATTATACGGTCTTACAAATTCATCAAAATCTGCTACTTTTTCACCATTTATTTTCATAATCTTTTTCCTTCTTTCTTTTCTTTATTTTTTATCTACAAGTGATATGGTAGATCTTATCTGCTGTTTTTTCGTCTACCTCTTCTAAGTCAATGTTGACAAGATCGTCCACATACATTATTTTAAGCTCTATGTCTACAATCTTACCAAATATTTCCTCAAGATCTTTTAACGCCTCGGTTCTCTTATCTTGTAGTGTATGGAAAACATTTCTTCTAATTCCAACAGCGCCCTCATAGGTACAAATTTCATCCAATACTGAAAAGACTTTCTTTTTGCCATCGTCAATAATCATTATTAAAGAGAAGTCCATCTCTATATCTTGCTTTTTCATTATATTATTCCTCCCATTTTTCTGCTTTTGAAATTAGTTCTTCTAAGCACTCTATAACATCACATTTTCCATAATTGATATAGTAAGAGTCAATCTTATCTTCATATCTTCCATAGAAGCTGCATTGTGCTTCAAAAAGGTTCGCCTCATCAAGCTCGCTCTTGTCCTCTTCTAAAAAGCCATAGTATTCATCAGCTACTCCAAAATCTTTTGCTAGCTCCATTAAATCTTCATTGGTAAACTTAAAGACTACAAACTTTTCTTCTCCTTCTACTGTAAAAGCTACCGCTATGCCTTCATCTGTGCCCTCGTAGCAATTGCACTTATCAAGCACTAGCTGTGAAAATTCGTCGCCCTCTAACTTTTCTAATTTTTTTAGTAATTCTTTTGCTTCTTTAATTGTCATTTTACATATCCTCCTAAACTCTTTTAAATCCCTTGCCATATCTTGCAAGCTTTGCTGCATGCTCCATCCTTAGTTTTTTACCTTCTTCTTCTTCTTTTAGCATTTTATCCAGCTCTTCATCTGTATATACTTTATATTTTCTCCATAAGTATATATGAAATGGTTCTTTAAACTTGCCTTTTATAAATGCGGCTACTTCTTCATCAAGAAAACTCTCGTATTCTGTAGCTCCTACTTCATCCCCGTCTTTTAAACCTTTTGCGTTGATGAATGCTAAAAAATTCGGGTTTTCTTTTTCTTTTTTTATAATCATCTTATATCCTCTCAAAACATTAATCACTTTATTTTTCCTCATCACTTAAACTAACAAAAAGCTGACCGCCAACTAAGGCTACTTTTTTATTAACCATGTCTATAACAACTGTGTCTCCAATGTAGATAACCTCTTCACGTTCACCGCCCTTCATTATACTGCAATTTCCAATGTCGTTTGGCTCTGTTATAAAATATCCTTTTGGTAGTGAAGCTCTAATCAAATCAATGCTATCTCTTGTAATATATGTGATATATCTCAATTTCGCACCTTCAATCCTTGCCATTTTTACAAGTTCTTCTATATCTTTAAATGTTCTTCCACCATATGTTTTGCTCATTTTTTTATATCTCCTCTTTAATTTCAACAATCTCATCTGTAGGTACTAACTGTAAGAAATCCCATAGCTCAATCATTACATAGTCTTTGCCTCTATCTTCGTGAAAAACCACTATAGGCTTTTTACCTTTCGGACAATCACTTCTTGCTTGCTCGTACCACTTTTTTAAAGCCCATTTCTTTTGATTTTTGCACTCTATGTGTAGGTGTAGGTCAATTAGCGGGTCTATAGTGTTTATATCACCTTTTAAAGCGGTAGAAGAGTTAGCCTTAGCAAATCCACCACTTAGCGGTGTTCTTTCTAACTCCACGCCTGTTCTTTCTTCTAAGATCTTTGCTATTTTTCGCTCATAGCTTGCACCTTTAGCTCTTGCACCTTTACCTCTACTTGCCATTAAAATTCACCTCCATAATTATCACAAGCCAATTGCAATGCCTTATTTTCACAATCCTTAACAGCGTCTCTAAAAGCTCTTAAGCCCATCTCTTCACCGCCATCGTTTAACTGCACTATTTTTGTGCTGGTTTCTATTTCTGCATAACCCGTAACTTTCTTTTTTAATTCTTTAACTAAAAACTCCTCATATAGTTCGTTGAAGTCTTCTTCGGGCGTATAATCGGTGTTTATCTTTGCTTTTCTCATAATATCACCTCTAATTTATCTATAAACTCTTTCATCTTGTTCTTCTCTAAGTATTTAACTTTAAGTACTAATTGCTCACCTTTATCTATTAATCTATACTCTTTAAAGTAAAGGGGGGCTAAGTGGTTAGCCTCCGCTAATACATCCTCTTTTTTCTTTTTGCAATCCTTAAAGTAGAGTATATGTGCAAATACGTAGTAGTCTAAACTTGCCATTTATCATCTCATCATAGCCTCTCGTGCTTCTTTTTGTTTGTCTAACTCAATGTTTAAGGCTTCATGAGCTTCAACAGCTCTCATCTCGGCTACAAGTATACTCTTCACACATTCTATCTCGTACATCCCGTCGTCTTCTTTAAAGTCCATATAAGTCCTCATAAGTACATCTAAAGCCTCTATATAAGCTGATAGTTTTGTATTAATCTTTATAAGCTGTTTGTTAAAGTCCTTTTGTTCTGCTACTGGAGCTGGCTCAACCTTGCTCCATAGTGCTTTATAAGCTGTCCTCGCTTCGCTCCTCATCTTTCTTATTTTCTTTAATTCTTCACTTATGCTTTCTCTTTTTGCTATAACTATATCCATACTTTTATCTCCTCTTTCTCTTTTTCTTTTTGTTTTATCAATCTATTCAAGCCTAGTTCTTGTTGTAGAGTTTCTATATAGTACTCTTGAATTTTCTCTTCTTGTCTAAAATTGTCTTCTCCAATTGCAAGTTGAATACTTATCTCTAACTCTGCAAGATTATCTATGAGACGAGAGGCGGCTTCGGCTACCTCTTCGTCTTCATATTGTCGTATATATCTTTCTTGCATGTGGTCCAGCTGTTTTAAAAGTCTTATATCTAGCATGATTGTAGTATTTTGTAAGCTTCACGGCTTCTATAGTCTTCTATCTTTTCATGAAATTCACTAACTAAGTCGCTTAAGTTGGAGTCTATAATTTGTAGCTTGTCTATAGCGTTTCCTGCTGTAACGGTACCACACACTTTAAAGCTTGTAACCGCTGTTTTGTAAGCGTCTCTATAAAAACATAGTTTGCAATAAGCCTCTTTTATAAAACTTCCGTAGTAAGTTCTTTCAGGTTTAAATGTCCTGTAAGTCTTCATCAGTTCTTTCATTATTTCCTCATACTCTTCTTTTATCTCGTCCATCCTCTCATCATAGCTTTTTAAGCACTTATGATAAGTTACTAAGACGCTCGATCTTTTTTCTTTGTCTTCGTACTTTCTAGGCTTGTCATAACCTCTACCTCTTTTAATTAGTTTGCCATCCACTACTAGTGTTTCTCCACAATAAATAATTCCGTTTAACATATTTTTTCCTTCTTTCTTTCAATATTTTTTGTTTTATAAAGAAAAAAAAGAGCACAAAAACAAGCGAAATAGACGAATTTAATCGTCATTACTTTTCCTCATTTCTGTGCTCTATAAAAGCCTTTATAATTATAAATACTTTTTATATGTATTTATGTTTTTTAATTCTTTAATTCTCATATTATCTATAAGTTTAATAGATAATACTTTTTAATATTTCTTTTCTACCTTTTAAATATTAAATTGTATTGGTTCTTTCTTTATTGTAACTATATTATAACATATCTTTTTTTATTTGTCAAGTGTTTTTTAAAACTTTTTTTAATTTTTTAAAAATATTTTTGTCTAGGCTTCGCTAATCAGCACCCACATTGACTTTTAGAAATGTTACAAAACTGTTACAACATTATTATAACTTTCAAAGTACCTTGTTACTCTTTTTCTCGCTGCGTCTTCGGCTGGTCTTCTATATACTCTCATCGCTACAGCTGTCCAAGTATAGCCTAAAATATATCTATATCTACATAAAGCCTTGATCTCGGGGTCGTCTAAGCTATCAAGCCATTCCTCAATTTCTTCTAAGCATTTCAGCATTTCTTTTACCTTTTTTCTATATAACTTCTCCATTTTTTCTATTCTTGCTAGCACGCTTAGAAGTGGAGAAGAGGGTAGGTTAACGGAATTACCAGTACCACAGCCTTCATAATCAATTGCTGTCGATGTTTTCATTTCCTCTAATTCAAGCAATTCTTCTTTTATCGCTTCTACTTCTGATTTGAGCGATAAGTATTTCTCTAATTCTTCGATTTTCATCATCTTCACCTCTTAACTTCTCTAAAAAATCTATCTCTTCTTTTGTGATTGGTTCTCTTAAGCCTGCCTTATAGAAAAAGTAGATCACTAGTTCTGACAAGCCTAAAGGGGTTTTAAGGTCAACCCAGTGTCCATTGCTGTATGCTCTCATCACATAACAATTATGTGCTTTAACAAAACCTGTCTCACTTGGTAGGTGATATACTTCAACAGCTACAGCTAAGTTTATATTTTGTCCTTTATCGTCTTTATGTGCTTGCATTGTGTCAACTATGCTTTCGTATACATCATTTTGCCCTTTAGTCATTCCACATAGATTGTCATTTACAAGTGTCTTATGCTCCATAAAGAGAAAAGCTTTATCGTATAACATAGTCGGCTTAAAAGGTGTCTTATGCTGTTCAATCACGCCGTCAATGTCCATAGCTTGAATTATAGCTTCTCCAGTAAGTTTAAAGTTTTTGTCTAAACTACAACCGTAGTAATCTATCGGTTGACTAACTAATTCAGGTTTTCTTAATAACATTTTCTTATTTTCCATTTAATTTTCCTCCTACTTTCAATTCAGCCCATCTATTCATCCATCTATAATCTCGGTCATTTTCTCCAGTATACAATCTGTGAGTGTCCATATCATATAATGTGTCAATTCCTGTGAAGTTTTTATAGCCAAATAATCTATTTTTAGAAATTTTGCTCCTTCTACCTGTAAAGTCCTTATCACCCTCATAAGCGGGTGCGGCGTCATAGTGGATAATCAAGCCAGCACTATTTGCAACATTACTAGAGCCTAGTATTTCTTGGTTTAAGTTAGGATTATATCCTTGTTGCATAGTTTTTCTTTTATGAGCTGCAAGTATGACATATACATCTCTATCTCCAGCAAATTTCTCCAACCATTGAGCAATGCCTGATTGAATGGTATTATCGCTTAATCCAGCACCTGACACATCGCTTGCATATATTGATGATAGTGTCATAAGATTGTCTATTATAAAGACTTCAACACCAGCTTCGGCTGCTAGCTCCATATGCTTTTGTAGTAGTGTGTAGGCGTTCTTAGGGTCTTTATATGGCTCATAATAAAGCACTTGGTCCTTATAGTAGTCAGTTATTATTTGCTCAACTTCACTATTAAGTGCAGCGTACTTTATTCCAGATCTTGCTGTCTTTTGCTCCATAAGAGTTTTGCCACATAGTTGACAAGCTAGTATGTGTTGAGATTGTCCAGCTGTTTGTTCACCGCTTAGTAAAAAAGCGGTCTTGCCTAAGTCAATTGCTTCAGCTATTATTTGCGATATAAAGTGCGATTTACCACTACCTTCATATCCTGCAACTATTGTTAGCTGTCCTCTAGGTATTCCACCATGCAATTCTCCATCTAGTGCCTTTATACCTGTCGGCACTTTCTCGATGTCGTAGGGGTTTCTGCTTCTTGCTGACATCATATCTGTGAGATTTTCTATTTGTCTTAGTTTTTCAATATCAACCTTTGCCATAATTTTTCCTTCTTTCTTTCTTTTTCTTTTCCTTTTCTATCTTAAACTTGGATATTCTTCGTATATCCTTGTCAATTCTGCACTTGTAAATTTATCTTTTATAAACTTGCTTTTATCAATGCCTTCTATACTAAAAACACCATCGCTTGTCATTATCGCTTCAAGCACTTGATCTGTTCTCGTTCCTGTAACTTGTATAGGCTTTGGTGTTGTGTCATCTTCATAGTTTTCATCTAGGTAGTCAACGTAACCAGAGTTGAAAAAAGTACTTCCCATTTGGATGTATTGCTCATCTATTCTTTTCTTTCTAATCTCTTCTTTATATCTTTCTATTGCTTTCTTAAAATTTTCTTTTCCTACTTCTTCTATTATTTCTTTCTTTTTCTTATCGCTTATTTTGCCTTTTCCTCTTTTCTTAGGATATAAACTCCATAGCTCTTCGAAGTCTTCTTCTCTTTCTTTTTTTCTTTCTTTTTTCACCTCTTCTTTTGGTGCTTCTAATGCTTTTGCTTTTGCTCTTTCATCTCTTTTTATTTGAGCCCAGCCTGTTTCTGCAACTGTGAGATCAGGTACTTGAAGCATACTACAAAATGTTTCTCTATCTGTTTCTACTAGCTTGGCCGCTACAAAAAGGGCAATACCAAATTTTATTTCTTCAACTGGATATTCTGGCATTTCAAGTCTTAAATCCTCGAAGAAGTCTTGTCTAAATCCATCGTAATCAAGTACTCCGCCGTTTTTTAGTGATTTAGCTAATAATTTCAAGTACATAATCATATACTTATCTCCACCTGGTGCTAAAAGCACGGATTGTATTCTCTTATCTGTGAAAAAGTTCTCGGAGAACTTGAAAAAGTAAAGCTTCTTGTCTTCTTTTCTTTCAATTTTTTGTTTCATCTTTTTGTTCCTCTTTTCTCTAAATTTTTGTAATTTTAAAATTTAACGCTTAGATGATAAAAAAAAGAAGCACGAAAACAAGGCTATACGTACTTATATACGTATAAAAAAACTTTTCCTCATTTCGTGCTTCTTAACTTTATCTATATAATAAAGAAAAAAGGCTATAACCCGAGTTGAAAATATCAACTACTAACTTCTTTTTAATCTAAGTATTAAATTTTTATTGGTTAGGCTAGGTTTTATCTAGCTTTTCTTTTACTGTAACTATATTATAGCACATCTTTTTTAATATGTCAAGCACTTTTTATAAAAATTTTTAATTATTTTTAAATTTGTTATATGAAGTCGTCGCTATCCCGCATTAACATTAGGCTAAATGCAATTGTTACAAATGTGTTACAAGATAAAAAGTATATTTTTGGTGTAAATGATATTATATAAATATTTTCTATTTTTTAAAAATATTTTCAAAAAAAAGCTTGACAAATTGTTTTAAATGTGGTATAATATATATAGAAAATAAAAAAGATAATAAGTCAACGGGTTTATATGTTGACGATAAGCAAGTATATAAAGAGGTGAGAATATGAAAGAGAATAAGAAAGATGAGAGAGAAGATATAAAAAAAGAAAGAGATGAAGAGCATAAGAATAAATTCCTTATTGGAGATAATATAAAGCGTATACTTAAACAAAAGAAGATGAGACAGACGGATTTAGCTAACATTACGGGCATGACAAGACAACAGGTCTCGTGCTACGCAACGGGGGCGACTTATCCATCTACTTTTAAAATAATAGAAATTGCTGAAGCATTGAGGGTAGAGCCTATGGAGTTATTCTCTACGCCTGATGTGAGTAGACAGATAGGGGTAGGTAGAGAAGTTTTAGAGAACCCTTTATATGAGCAGATGTTAGATTGTATAAAAGATTTAGATGGCGACACGATTAAAAGTTTAATCAAGATCGCCACACGACTTAGAGAAACTAGTACGCCTTAAATGGCATTTCCATATTTTATTTTTTCTTTTTTTCATAGGAGTTTTTTCCTTAGATGAGAGCGGAGTAAGCCCCGCTCTTTTCTTTTGCCCAAAAATGAAAAATCTCGCCTTTTGGGAAGTACTTGGTGGGGTTTTTCCTTTTCTTTTTCCTTTTATTTTTCCTTTTTTATAAAGCTAGTATTTAAGCCAAAATCAATTTTAAGCCACTAAATCGACACGTAGTGCATTTTTATAGCCTTAGATATATAAATATATTAAATTGATATAAAAACGCCGTATAGATAAAAATAGAAGCAATGGGGGCTATTTTTGATGAGAGGGTAGGGCGGGCTTTATAGAAAATAATAAGTTATAAAATTTATATTATATAAGAGCTTTAGATCAGGTTCTTTAATTTAGATTATATTTATTTAATCTAAGAGCTTGAATTAAGGTTCTTTATTTATTAATCCTCATAAATTCTTAAATTATTATTATTAAAGAGCTTCTTTTAAGTTCTTTAATTTAATTAATTCTTCTAACTAGTAAATTCAATCATATCCTAGGGCAAGGATTTATTTTTATATATTCATATTCATCCCGTACTAAGTTAGGGGTGAATTTCTAAGTTCTGAAATTTTTATTATCTTAGAACTAATTTTAATTCTTTAATTATTAAATATTAAAGAGCTAAGTTCTTTAATTTAATCAATCTTAGAACTTAATATTAAATTCTTTAATTATTATTTATTAAAGAGTTTAGTTCTGAAATTATTATTACTTAAGAACTTATATTTATTATTTAATATTAATTAATATTAAAATGAAAAATTTTTTAAATTTTTCCACACTAGTGCTTTTGAAAAAAGCACATATATTCTATAATCTAATATCTAATATCTGGTGGACAATGTCCACAGCGTGAGTAAAAATTAGCTTTTTGTGGGTAAAAAAGTTCTATAGCCAGCATAAATACTATATCTATTTTTTTTAGTTATGCGAAAATTAAAGGGTGCATTTAGGGTGCATGCACCTTTTTTTAGGGTGCAAAAAGGGTGCAAGAAAAGTGCATAAGGGTGCATTTGCACCTTTTTTGGGTGCATTCTTAGGTGCTTTTCTTATTTTTGCTTTAAAATGGCTTATTTATTATTACTACAGAGCTTCAATTTTATTTATTTTTTATCATTTTTAGGGTGCTTTTTGAAAAATGGAAAATAAAAATGAGAAAGGAAAATGAGAAAATGTTGTTACGAAAATAGTACAATATTCGAGACAAATTGTTTATTACTTTAATGTGATATTTAGTGATGAGGAGGTAGAGGTGGGGGTTTGGTAGAAAAGTTATGAGATGAAAAATTGTTTGAGATGATAGAATAAAATCTTTCTCATAACTATCCCACCCAATCCAACCAGACTATCCTTTAAAAGTGCCTTATTTTAGCCATTTAAGAGTGTATGTTGTACCTTTATGATAAAATCTTTCTCATTATTACACCACATATAGTATATTATAAGTCCATAATATGTATAAGCACACAACTCGATCTCCAGCTCCATAATACATATAGCTACATAACCAAGCCCCAGCTCCATAATCTATATATCCACACAACCTAATCTCCAAACCTTTTCCTTATAATCTTCTTTTTTTATTACCCCACCTTAAACCCCACTTTATCACCCCTTTTTTTCTTTTTCTTTTTCTTCTTTTTGTCTTGCTAATAATTAAAATAAGGTATATAATAATTTAATACAACTCGCCTTTTCAACTTTCTATTTTCGACATCGATCTAACCCTTGCGGGTTAGGTTACCGCCCCAGCCATTTAATATGCTAAAGAGTAATAGCAAGGGCTTATATCTGACTATCTCTTACCAATACTATTATAACTTTTAATATTAGCGTGCTAAAGCAAGAGCCTCGATCGACAAGCTTAACTTAGAGCAGAAAAATAAAAGCCCAAAACACGCCCCCTGTTCTTTAAAAACACGAGGACACGTTGACATAACTATATTACAAGCACTTTAATACATACATTTTCACATATAAAATACAAGTCCAAAATAGAGGAGAAGAGGCTTCAGATCAACACTACCACGCGTTCACGGGCGCCCCTGCTTACATCATTAAAGAGCTTTTTTATTTCTTTTTTTATTTCTTTATTAAAGAATTTATGAGTAGGTTTTATTATAGCACCGCCTTTCGTGGTTTTCTTTTTTCTTTTCATTCTTTTTTTTCTATTTTTTAACCGCCCGCCCATCCGTTTAATATGATAAAGTGTAATAAGAGGGTACATATAAATATCTATAAGTCAACGCCCCCTAGCGTTCGCTGGAGCCCCCGTATTAGATCAGCCCCGCCCCGCTGGATTGAATTATTAAAAAGGCGGGGTTTTGTTTTTGTAGGTTTTATTATTAAATCTTATCTAATCTATGTATGTATACGCCGCCGCCCTTTATATCTGATTAAAATATGTGCAATTGATGGTTGAATTTCCAGTTCTTTAAATTTTATTATTAAAGCACTTTACATAAGCTCTTAGATAATAATTACTAAAGACCCGCCCTTGTCAATTAAAGATCTATGGTCTATATATGTGTGCATATACTTTATGGTCTTTATATATAGTCTCTTTTTTATGGTCTTCATATATATCCTTTTATCTATGGTCTTTATATGTAGTCATAAAAAGGTTATGGTCTTTATATATAATCCATTTTGAAATAAGGGGGTGGTTTTTTCTTTTTTATTTCAATTTTTCTTTTCTCTCTTTCATAACTTTAAATTATATAAAATTTTGTAACCCATTCATCACAGATTTGTTTATACAGCGTTTATTTTCTTATTTAGAGTATTTATATGGCTAAGCATACAAAAGCGTGCTACGTGTCAATTTAGGGGCTTAAAATTGATTTTAGCTATTTTATTGACTTTGTGAGTGGTAATATATAAAAGTTTTTTTTATTTTTTTCTTGACTTTTGTGCGACCTTGTGTTACAATATATATAAAGAAAGAGGTGGTATTATGATGAGGACAGTTAAGATAAGAGCTGGAGATATAAAGGCTTATTTAGAGGACGCTTTAGAGGCTGGAGATCAGGACACCTATTATTTAAGTAGAAGTGGTCGAATAGTTAAACATCTATTTAAAGAAAGTGTACCACATCCTCCTACTATCTTTTCTTTGCATAATGCTTATGCACTTAAAAGCTTCATTAAAGCACGAAGAAAAGACCCCTTATATTATGTGTGGCGATGTGCAAAAGATCAGGGCGTCAACATTAAGTTTATATAGTATATATAAAAGGAAGATAATAAATGGATAAGAAAAAAGAAACTATTACGATTAGAACAACAGAAAAAACAAAAGAAGAAATAAAGAGAATAGCAAGAGATGAGAGACGCTCTATTAGTGATTATATAAATCTATTGTTAGAGAAAGAGATAGAAAAGAAAAGAGAAAAAGAAAGAGAAGAGGAAAGAGAAAAAGACGGAGCCTAATTGTCTTTCTTTTGAGAATGGTTTTTGAGAATAATTTTGCATAAAAAAAGTAATTTATTTTTTTTACATTTGCGACAATTCATAAACACAATACGTACTATCGCAAATCTTCTCATTTTGCTTTCTCATTTTTGTATTTTTAGCATGCTTTTTTGACTTAAAAAAAAAGGAGGAAAAGCTATGAAAAAAATACCGACAGGTATGGGTACAATAACAAAATTATCAGGAAAAAGAGACAAGAAATATTGGGCAAGGCTACCCGCATATTATGACGAAAAAGGAAAAAGACATAGACCATCTGCGGGCACATATAAAACTTATGGTGAAGCGTACCAAGCTTTAAAAAGAGGACAAAGTAGAGATAAAATAAATACAACACTTTATCAATGCTACAAAAAATATACCGAAGGCAAGAAGTATGAAAAGCTATCGCAAAATACAAAAGAAGAATATGACCGCAATGTTTTAAAATTTAAACCACTAATATATAAACCTATAAAATTAATCACATATCAAGATTTGCAAGACAAGATGGATGAATTAATAGAGGATGGCTACGAAGTACAAAAGGGTGGTGAGACAATCACTAAGCAATATAAACCATCAACACTTAGAAAAATAAACGCCGCTATAACTGCTGCTTATGATGTAGCAATAAATGATGGTATATTAGAAGTCAACTACGGCCATAGACTAACAAGAATTACAAAAGAAAAAGCTTATAAATTTCCGTCGCTTGATCTTGAATTTGTTGATGAATTAAAGAAAAAGCTTGACAATAACAGTATTTTAGATTATAATTTAAGACATGATGTCATGAGACTCTTAGTCAATATCTATACAGGTCTAAGACCTGGTGAGATGGTTAAATTAAAGAAAGAAAACATTAATTTTGAGGGTGGATATATTGAAGGTGTAGGGATAAAAACCGAAGCTGGTAGGGCAAGAAAAGTCCCTATATTACCTACAATTAAACCATACTTAGAAGAATTATTAAGTATAAGTGATTATGTATTAGGTAAAAAGTACAGCACAGGTAAGTATAGAGACACTTTCTTTTATCCATTAATGGAGAAGTTGAATTACAAAAAGCCATATGTAGTTTATTCTTGTAGACATACCTTTGCAGACATCTTATCAATCCATAAAATAGATAAAGAAGTTATAAAGCAAATAATGGGTCATACCTCATATTCTACAACGAGTGATTTTTATATATCAGAAAACATAGATTTTTCTATAGAAGAAATAAAGACAAAAATTATGGGATAAAATATATTATGATTTTGTATTTTTTATTTAAAGTTAATAAATATAAAATTTTATATAAAAACTCAAAATTGGTTACTAATGGGTTACAAATTTCAGCACGCTACATAAAAGCGTGAGAAAAATATCGAAAGAAAAGACGAAGAAAACATAGACATCATCAGTAATACAAGGGTTTTTATTAAAGCGTGGAGAGATGGTTGAGTTGGTTGAAGGCGCTCGCCTGGAAAGCGGGTATACGTG